ATCATAGTTTTTTTTATAGAGATCGTTTGAGGGTCTGCTAATTCCATCAAACTTTGTCGCTTTGTCTTTGCTCATATATCCTTTCTATTGGTTATGATTTATTATTTAATAAATCTCTAAAGGGTCCCGTTTGGGACCCCTTAAAGTTGTATTAATAATTATTATTACACCAATCAACTAATTTTTCTTTTACTGTATCAAAATTTAGTTTTTGATTGATTAGTTTTTTAGCTTGTTTAACAAAGTTTTTATCTTCCATTAAAAAACCTGGTGAGATTGAAACTTCGCCTGATACTAACAATATTAGTTTTTCACCTTTGCTCATTATGCTTTTCCCCATTCCACAACGTCTCTTTTTTTGCAATTATCTTCAACTACAAAATGGATATTTTGATAATCTAATCCTTTTAAGTTTTCTTTGATCCAACCTTGCTTGATCATTTCATCTTGTGCTGTCGTTCTAAAATGATCGCCATATCCATATTGAAATTCAACAGATAATTGAAGCTGTCTTTTTGTGTCAAGTACCCTTGAAGCATGGTAGGTATTGCCATTAGTTTTATCTCTCCATTTTTTTGCGTGTATTACATATTTAATCATTGTTTTTTATCCTTTCTATTGGTTTATAATCTTGCTTTGATTTTTTTAGCTAGTTTTTTATCTTTAATATTTTCTAAAATATCTTTGATTAAATATTTTCTAGCTATTGAAGTCATACATTTAATTCCATAGTTATATTTTTCATCATAATGATCATTAAATATTTCTTTCATTTCCTCTTTTTGTATTTCAGTACCAAAATTAACAGCAATCAACATACAATTTTCGGTATGATAATTTTTAAAAGTATTATCTTCTAATGTTTTTAAGAAGCTATCAAAATAATTTTGATCTGTTATTTTTATTTCTAGTGTTTGTGTTGTCATGTTTTCCCTTTGTTTATTGTTTTTAATTATCTTATTTTATTATTATTGTTTTTTGAAGTTGCTTTTTTGTCGCAGCTAAATACTCCATAAATGAAGCATATATAGAATAGTTGAAAAAAAAAACACTTGTGCAACTATAAAGAATATTATTTTATATATCATACTATCACCTTTCTATTGTTGCGTTAATCTATAAAACTTTTTGCCACATCTAAGGCAAATAATAAAAAGCAACCGAAGGCTAATATTAAACCTAATGATTGCTGACTTGGATCAGTTGCAAGAATAACAATTCCTAGTACTGAAGTTAAAAGTAATAAAACCCATTTAATAACTATAAGCATATTTTCCCCCTTTTATAATTTTTCTGTTATTACTTGGATTTCATAACCAATTGATTTAATTTCCTGGATCTCTTCACGATCAAATGTTCTTTTTCTCATTAATCTTGAAAATGATTGAGAAATTTTACATTGTGGGTATATTCTCTCAATTCCATAAACATTTTTTATTGATACTTTAATTTCCATTGTTTAACCTTTCTTTGTTTGTTTATTAATATCAATATAGCCATAAAAGTTATTAATACAATAGATAATTTTGTACCATAATGACGCAGGTAAAATTAATTTAATTGGTACTGATTAGATATATAGACAGCTTAATATTATATAGAAGTTTAAAAGATAGAAGGATTAAAAGATTAGAAGGTTAAGAGAGTTGAAAAGATAGAAGGTTTAAAAGATGTTATTCTTATATCAAGCGACAAAGTTTTATTCTCTCACATTATAACAATCGGTACCAATTAACTAGATCATAGCTAGTACTTAAAAGATATTTTATAATAACAAGTGATAACGTTTTCTTATCGAAACACATTACCGGCTATATATAATTTAATTTTTTATCTATACTATTTATATTTATACTATCACTTTTTATAATTTTACTTTTTACGCCATTTTTTAAAAATACAACCCCCCATACCCCCAAAAATCCACCATCAACATCATTAATATATATACATGGGAATTGTAAACAGACACACAGACATACCCTGCACCAGTTATACACACCCTTTCTAAAAATTATTTTTTACTTTTTTTTAAAACTAAATGTACTACATCTAGTGTATGAAATACTTTGATACAGATGATCTAGATTGTGTTGCTTATATTGAAGAAAAAACCAATAATGTAGTTATTAAGTTCTTTGGTATGCCAGATTCTGTATCAGCAGAACTATTTGCTAACTATGCAATGGTTACTTTAGGTATAGATTATAAACCTTTAGGTTTTGAACACAGTTCTAAAATGATGCACTAATATGGATATTAAGATTCCTTATACTCCAAGAAAGCATCAATCCTATTTACACCAGCAGATTGGAAGATATAGATGGAGTGTGCTGGTCTGCCACAGAAGATTTGGCAAGACAGTATGTATGATTAATCATCTGATTAAATCAGCATTAATGTGCAAACATAAGAATCCTAGATTTGCTTATATTGCACCAACCTTTAAACAAGCGAAGTCAATCGCTTGGGATTACATGAAACAGTTTACTGCAAAGATCCCAGCAACAAAGTTCAATGAAACAGAACTAAGAGTAGATCTACCAAATGGAAGTAGGATAACATTACTTGGAGCTGAGAACTCAGATGGGTTAAGAGGTATCTATCTAGATGGTTGTGTAATCGATGAGTACGCAAATATTGATGGTAAACTATTCTCAGAGATAATTAGACCAGCTCTATCTGACAGAAAAGGATATTGTGTCTTTATTGGTACACCTGCTGGAATGAACAATAACTTTTATGATTTATACCAACACGCAAATGGTGCAGAAGATTGGTTTAACTACAAAGCTAAAGCATCAGAGACTAAGATTGTAGATCCAGAAGAATTAGAAAAAGCAAGAGAAGTTATGGGTGAAAAGAAGTACCTACAAGAATTTGAGTGTGATTGGATAGCCAACATTGAAGGTGCAATCTTTGGAGAAGAAATGAACAAACTAGATGATAAGAAGCAACTAGCAAGAGTACCCTACGATCCTACCTTGCCAGTCTCTACTGCTTGGGATCTCGGTGTCGCAGACCACAGTAGTATTATATTCTTTCAGCAAAGAGGTTCGGCAATAAACATAATCGATTATCATGAAGAACGTGGTCATGGATTACCTCACTATATTCAGTTGCTAAACGAAAAACCTTATGTCTACAAAGATCATTATGCACCACACGATATTGAAGTACAGGAGTTTGGCAATGGCAAGACTAGACGTGAGATAGCCTACCAATTAGGGGTGCGTTTCAAAGTTGTGCCGAAGCTACCAGTAGAGGAAGGAATACACTCAGTAACAATGTTGCTTAGCAGATGTTGGTTTGATACAGACCATTGCAAATCCCTTATAGATGCGTTAAGACATTACCACAGGAAATATATTGATAAGAGCAGAATGTTCAGATCAAAGCCTGTACACGATTGGAGTAGTCATGCTTGCGATGCAATGAGGTATCTAGCAGTAGGGTTACAAGAATTAAATACTAGACAAAATGCTCCACAAAGTGTAGCAGATAATGATTACAGGATTATATAATTATGGGATCAATACTTAAACCAAAAATGCCAAGTTTGCCACCAGTGCAACCATTGCCAGAACCACCTTCAACAGAATTGTCTGCAGAAGAACAAGCAAAGCTAGATGCTGAGTTTGCAGCTAAAGAACGAAGAAGAAAAGGTAGAAAGTCAACAATCAAAACTTCTCCACTAATCGCTATAGAAGAAGCAGACGTAGAGAAGAAAACTTTATTAGGATCATAATATGTTAAAACTAGTACAAAAAGGAATTAATATAATGGTTAAACAAGGTTTAATAAAACCTGTTACTCCAAAATCAAATTTAAAAACTAAAACAGAAACTACTACAGTTAAAAAAAATAATAATAAAAAATTTGCATCTATTGGAATAAAGCAAATGAGAATGGGTAATACTGGAACAGTAGTTACATCTGGTGGATTATTAGCAAATCAAAAAACAACAATTAAAAAGAAAACTTTATTAGGATAATTATGTTTGATAAAATTAAAAAAGCACTAAGCAAAAAAGAAAAAACAGAAACTAAATCTATTAAGAAGAAACCATTGTTTGACTTAGGGAATGAATTAGATTCTGGTGTAGGTGTTAATGAAACTAAATCAGAATTAAAAAAAGAAGTTACAAGTGAAAATAAATCTTCTTTAACATTTGGAAAATAATTATGGGATCTAATAGTTCTAGTGGTGGAGGAGGTGGTGGATCAAATAGATACGAACCACCAAAGAAAAAAAATCCAGTAGTAGATTTTGTAAAAGGTGGTGGAGTACCTGGAATGCTTTATAGAGGTATTAAAAAAGGTGCTGCAGAAAGTAAAGCAAAAAAAGAAGCGAATGTCGAAATGGGTTTAGGTACAGACAGAATGTCTAACTATAGCACAGGTCAAGGTGGTACAAGATCAGATGGTGGTAATGGTAATCAAGTTGTTCAAGCTCCAGTAGTTCCCAAAGTAATTTCACCAACAACAGCAGAAGTTTCTCAAGCTGCACCAGAAGTTACAGCAGAAGAAGCAAGAGCTTCAGCAAATGAATTAATTAAAAAAAGAAGAAGAGGAAGAGGAAGATCTTTAAGTATGTTACAAACTTCATCAAAAGGTTTAGATGATAAAGGTTTGACTTTGGGTAAACCAACTCTATTAGGATAATATGGCACAAACAGATTTATCAAAAAATTTATTAAAAAGATTTGACAGATTAAAATCTCAAAGACAAAATTGGGAAAGTCATTGGCAAGAAGTTGCAGACTATATGCAACCAAGAAAAGCTGATGTTACTAAAACAAGATCTAAAGGTGATAAAAGAACAGAACTTATATTTGACAGTTCACCATTACAATCTGTAGAGTTACTAGCTGCATCACTTCATGGTATGCTAACTAACCCTGCGACTCCCTGGTTTTCTTTAAAATTTAAAAACGATGGAATGGAAAATGAGGATGAAGCAAAAGAGTGGTTAGAGTCTGCTACAGAAACAATGTATTCAGCATTTAACAAATCTAATTTTCAACAAGAAATATTTGAATTGTATCATGACTTAATTACATTTGGTACAGCAGCAATGTTTATTGAAGAAGATGATGAAGATGAATTAAAATTTTCTACAAGACACATTAATGAAATGTATATTGCTGAAAATGACAAAGGTAGAATTGATACAGTATTTAGAAAGTTTAAGTTATCTGCAAGAGCTGCAGTTCAAAAGTTTGGATCTGTTTCACCTAATATAGAAGTTGCCGCAAAAAAAGATCCTTATGAAGAAGTAGAAATACTTCATGCAGTTTACCCTAGATCAGATTTTAATCCTGTTAAACAAGATAAAAATAATATGCCATTTGAATCTGTGTACTTAGATGCAGAGTCTGGAGATGAATTATCTGTATCTGGATTTAGAGAGTTTCCATTTGTAGTTCCAAGATACTTAAAAGCATCACACGAAATTTATGGTAGATCTCCAGCAATGACAGCTTTGCCAGACGTTAAGATGCTAAATGAAATGTCTAAAGTTATAATCAAGTCTGCACAAAAACAAGTTGATCCACCTTTACTTGTTCCAGACGATGGCTTTATGTTACCTGTAAGAACTGTACCTGGTGGACTAAACTTCTACAGAGCAGGAACTAGAGATAGAATTGAACCATTAAACATTGGTGCAAACAATACATTAGGTTTAAACATGGAAGAGCAAAGAAGAAATTCAATTAGAAATGCTTTCTATGTAAATCAATTAATGATGCAGAATGGTCCACAAATGACAGCAACAGAAGTTATCCAACGTAATGAAGAGAAGATGAGATTACTTGGACCGGTTCTTGGTAGACTTCAATCTGAATTATTAAAACCATTAATTGATAGAGCATTCTCAATATTAATGAGAAAAAAATTATTTGCACAACCACCAGAATTTTTATCTGGTCAAGATATAGAAATTGAATATGTTTCTCCTCTTGCTAAAGCACAAAAATCTTCTGAGTTACAATCTATTATGAGAGCCATTGAAATTATGGGTAGCTTATCAAATGTTGCTCCAGTATTTGATCATATCAATATGGATAAATTAGTTAGACATTTAACTAGCATTGTTGGTGTACCTCAAAAAATTTTAAAACCACAATCTGAATTAAATGCTGAAAGACAAGCAGCAGCAGAACAACAAGAACAACAACAACAAATGCAACAGATGCAACAATTAGCACAAGCAGGAGGAGATGTAGCACCACTAGCAAAAGCATTGCCGGAAGAAGCAAAAGCTTTAGCAAATGCTGAAGTGGAATAATATGGAAGCAAATAAACAAATGGAAAATTTACTTAAAAAGTTAAGAGAAAATTATCAATATATTTTTGAAACAGATGAAGGCAAACAAGTCTTAACTGATTTAGAAAAAAGATGTCATTATCATTCTACCACTAATGTAAAAGGTGATAGTCATGAAAGTGCATATATGGAAGGTCAACGTAGCGTACTTCTATTTATTAAACAAATGCTACAAAAGGAGAATAAGAATGTCAAGTGAACAGATAACACAAACTAATGTGCCTGTAGAAGAGACAACACAAACTACTACAGACACTCCTCAACAAACAGTTAGTTCTACAACAACAGAACAACCAACTGTTTCTAAATCTTGGAAAGAAACAATTTCAGAAGAATTTAGAAACGATCCAAACATTTCTAAGTTTACAGAAATAGATGCGTTAGCTAAAAGCTATATCAACGCAACTAGAATGATTGGTCAAGATAAAGTTGCAGTACCAAATGAAAACTCAACAGATGATC